GCACAGAAAAATACTAACCGTCGCAAGAAAACTTGAGAAGGCTTCTAAGGCTCACGCCGGGCAAGCCAAGCTTCTTAAATCTATTGTAAAAAATGGCAAAGAAAAAGGCAAAAAGCGGAGGTAAGATATGCCCTGAAGGTAAGGCTTGGGCGAGACGGACGTTTGATACGTATCCGTCCGCTTACGCGAACCTAGCTGCGTCTAAGTATTGCAAGGATCCTAACTATGCTAAAAAGGCTAAGGGCGGTAGACGAAAGGGTAGATAATGGCTAAGATAGGTAAACGTCAAGAAGCAGCACTCAAGGCTCACTCTGAGCACCACAGCAAGAAGCATATGTCTTTTATGCGTAAGTTAATAAAAGAGGGTGCTACTTTTTCTGAGTCTCACAAAAAAGCGATGAAGAAAATTGGTAAGTAATGGCATCAAAAAGAATTCCTAGAAAAAGACCAGACGGAACTATTAGACCTAAGTCTAAGCATTCTGATTTGTACACGGATGAAAATCCAAAAGGTACAATCAAGGGTTTAGGATTCAAAGATGTAAAGACAGCTAAATCTAGCATAAATAAAATAAAAAGATCAGGCAGAACTCACGCACACAAGATACAGGCAGCAATAGCAATGGAACAACGGGCAAAGGTAATGAAGAAGACTGGACCTGCTAGAGTGTATAGAACGTATATTAACAGCATCAAAAAATCATAATGGCTCAATTAAAAGAATGGCTAAAGCAGAACTGGGTAAGGATAGGGACTGATGGATCGATTAAAGGCCCTTGCGGAACGTCGAAAGATAAGAAAAACCCTGACCGTTGCCTCCCTAAAAGAAAGGCTCTCAGCCTCACGAAAGCGGAGAGAGCAGCAACTGCACGTAAAAAGAAAGCAGCAGGAGCCAGAGGAAAAACAGTTGTAGCTAACACACCCAGAGCAAAGGTAAGAAGCTAATGAGGAAGGAACACAAAAGCAAAAAGGGAGGACTTACTGCCGCTGGTCGTGCTTACTTTAAGCGTAAGACAGGTGCTAACCTCAAGCCCCCTGTTACCGAAAAGAATCCAAAGGGTAAAAGACTTGCCCGGAAGAAATCATTCTGTGCTAGAATGGCAGGAGTCAAAGGTCCAATGAAGGACAAGAAAGGAAGACCAACACGTAAGGCACTAGCCTTGAAGCGTTGGAGGTGCTAATTATGGGATTTGGACAAAGAGCAGGTAAGTTTAATGAACTGGGCAGGATTCAATCCATTAAGCCTGCGTCTAATCCACCTTTAACCCAGGTGGATTCCTACATTATTACAAGTGTAGGCCAACCCGCTAGTGTCATCCACGCAAGGGATCCTATATTCAAGCCAGGCACAGAAACCGCTTTGGAGTCCGATGCTACGTTCTTTACTCCAACAGAAAGCTATAGCTCAGATGGAGTTCCTCAGTATTCACAATACGTGATAAACGATGCCGTAGATCCTACTACACCCATAAGTCAATACAAGGAATATTTTACTGTAACTCAACCAGGCGTAATGTCTACAGTTGGGGCTTATGCGAACGCTGCAAATGGCGGTGGTGCAACTGTAATACCCAGGGCGCTATCAGAACCATCTACATTTAGAAAAGAGGGTCTTGTTGAAATATTTTTAACAACATCAAATGAAGCTGATCCAGAAGTAGCTTATAATGACGAGGGTGTTGATTGGTGTGCCATAGGGTTTGACAACTTTATTTTTAACTTAGTTGCAGAAACGGCTTCTGTCAGATCATCCTACAGAACATTTAGAAAATATTTAAATTCAGCAGGAACAACTAATTCTGCTTTTGCACAAAACACGGGGCAGTATTCTTCAAATGCAAATTCATTTGGAACTGGTGATACTACATATAATGTAAACGGAATATATAGGTCCAAGGTTGAACCTTTCTTTAAGAAGAATGACGGGACTCAACATTATTTAAAAACTAACGTAACTTTTACTGCCGCTTCAGTGAACTCAAATGCTGGTGAAAACGGTTCTATTTCTCCGGCAGGATTTGTAGAATATGATGTTTCGGCTCCTGGTTTCTCTCAACCGACCTACACGGTTACCCCAGACTCAGGCAAGCATATAGTAAGCGTCAAGCTAGATGGAGTTGCCTTAACTGTTACGGATGCTTCAAACGCAGAGAGTTATGTTTTTGGAACAACCTCTGGCGTTGCTGCTTTAGCCAATGGACAAAACAAGAGCCTTGAGGCTACGTTTGGTAATAAACTTACACTTACTAAAGTTTCAGGAACTGGAACTATCGACACTTCTAGTCCTCAGTATGTTGCAATCGGCGGAAGCGTTAATATTAATTTTTCTACGACTCCATCTGCCATTACCCTCAATGGAGTAACTCAAGAGGTAGATGGAGATGGTTTTGTTGCATCAGGGTTCACGGCTGACAGTGAGCTAAGAGTAACCTTCCCTTAATAGTATGTCGGACGCACAAGATTTATCCAACTCAGTTGAGATTGAAGTAAGTAACTTTTTTAAAAAAGCATCCATTGTTGATGAGTCCCCCGTTATTGAGGGCCTTGATAACTTCTTTGAAGTAACTGATGTAAGCGCACTAGGAGGAGATTCGACAGGCTCAAACGAGGGCGCAAACGGAGATCGGTCTGGTGGTGGCGATTTCGCAATTACAGTTAATGGAACATCTCCTACCACAAATACTGACGGGTTACCCGTATACGCAACATCGGCTTCATTGAGTTGCAACTCAGGTAATGTAATATTATTTACAGGAACTGCTGGAAATCAAATTTCTCACAGCGGCAGTTTTACTGCCAGTTTTCCAGTAGGAAGTGGCTACGCATATTTTGGAGTATATGGAAAAGTTATTTATGATTCCGCTACATCTAATCAACGAACTCAGCCATCTACATTTGTTTCTGGGTCCATTGAAATTGATACATCAGCGAATGTTGCAACGGCCTTTAAAGACGGATTTACAAGGGACGCTAATTTTGATACTAATGGTCGTTTAGTATATATGTTTAGAATTGGAGTAGTTGCCCTACAAAAGGATGGACTCAATCGTTTTGCCTATGTAAATCAATTACAAACTGGTGATCACACTATTAATTCTTCAAGCGAAACTGATAGCAGCGTTACTCCTAATGTTGATATCGGAGATGGTCCCCGTCAAGTAACATTGTGCATTAACGGCAATCCATTTACTGGACTTATTAATGTTACAGGAATTAAGAAAGTATAATGCCTACCGCGATTTCATTTGCAACATTAGGCCGAGGCAATGGACTAGCCTCTTGTGCCTACAGAAAAACATTTAATGCAGGTACGCACTCAGGGCTTTATACTCTGGCAGAAATTATGAAGCTGTATTGGAACACCTCAAGCATTCAAGTATCAGCAACAGATAGTCTTGGGTCTACTGTAAGTGATACTTTAAATTATACGACTGAGCCTCGAGAAAGAGTCTGTAACTCTGATGCAGCTTCACAACCATTTAGATTAGCTTCGGATGACGGGTCTACGCCAGATGAAGATGAAGCCTATATTGGGTTTGATATCTCTACTTCAAAGTATTTTTTAAATATTCCTGAAATAATTTTTAGTGGATTTTCTGGTGATGAAGGAACTATTAAAAGCGGAAATGATAATTTTACTGGAGGTTCTGGAGCCGCTGCTACTGATTCAAGTGGAGTTGGCAAGACTTGGAGCATAGAAGGAGGAGGAGGAGTAGGAACTGCATCCGCAACTATTACATTTAATTTTTACACTTACAGTTAACCCTTTATGATATAATACACCCTATGGACGAAGAAGAAGAGCTAGAAAACACCCTTATCGGACAACAAGAAGAAGCACCTGGTGTGAATACAGGAGATGTTATGATGGGCGGATTAGGCTTAGGCACAACAGGTTTCGCTGTACAGACTGGTCGTGCGCCTGCACCAAGGCCAATGGTTCCTTCAGGGTCAGAATTAGCTCAACGAGTTGCGGCTAACGATGCGGCTCGACTGGCAGCACAAAATAGACCTGTTTTGATTGGAACTGGAACATCTACATCGGGGGTAACGAACCCTAGATTAATTCCTGAAACAAGATTAGTTCCCGAAACGAGATTAGCTACTACTACTAATCCTTTGGCTACTACTCCAACTGGAACATCTCCAAGCGGACAACCGCGATTGACTGGTCCAAGACAACTGTCAGCCGATGATTTTGATTACGAATTTAACAGGAGGCGCCGAGGATTTTCACTCCCTAAATCGGTTACGAACCTTGCATCTAACGCATTGAAGGGAGGGTTTGTGACTGGACTTTTAACTCCCAACGAAATGGGAAGAGCAGAAGTTTATTCTCCGGGTACATTCTTTGAAGATGCTGATGGAAATGTTTCGCTTCGCCCAAGGGAAGGGTTTTTTCCAATAAATTTGGCGGATAGACCAGAAGGTATTTCATTTATAAAAGCAGATCAAGAGGCAGAGACTCCTGCATTTACAAATACGGTTGCAGAAATTGTAGCACAAAAAAATGCAAGAGGTCCAGACGCTACATACACCAAGGAAGAGCTTGACGCAATAAGTAACTTTTTTAAAGATATTAATGAAGATACTGCACAAAGAGAGGCTAATATAGTTAACAATCAAGTTGAGCTAGCAAAACAAATCAACGAACTGGGAACCGTATCAGATGATCAGAGGGCAGTCCAAGACTTTATGGATGAAAGAGCAGAACGTGCTGGGGAAACACCTACAGATGTCATAACTCCATTCCAAGAACAAGCTGAGTTAACTGCTGATTTATTTACTGATCCAGATACAGAAATAGGACAATTCGTCCCAAGGGCTACTTTTACATTGCCTGACGGAACTATAATTCAAGAGGACGAAGGAGGAAACCGTCGAGAAATATCGGCAGAACAGCTAAGGCAGTTCGAGCAAGATATGGCTGGATTAGGTCAACCTTCTGTAGTGGGTCTAGGCAGAGGCGGTGACGCTGGAGTTATAAAATCATTTGATCGTCCGATGGGTCCAGAAGAAACGCAAGCGGCACTAGGGGGTAGGACACTTAACGAATACTTAAATGCTCCTGACAGAACTACAGGAGTTTCTGGACTACGCACGGACGCACAGGGTCGTATGATTACACCTGCTCCACAACCTGCGGCACAGACTGAACCTGAAAGAGTTCCTAATGAAGTAATCTCACAAGTAGCTACACCTGCTCCACAAACAATGGAGTTCAGAGATGCAAACGGAGACGGAGTAGAGGACAGACAACAAGGTATATTTAGACCAGGTGAACTTCTGGGATATGATGCTCAAGGAAATGAAGTAAGGGCACCAGAAACACAACCACCTGTTAATCGAGGAGCAGGAACTCCTGCAAGTCCTGAATCTGCTACCAATCAGTTATCCCCCTTTGAACTGGCTAGCCTTGACAGGCAACTAAGGATGGGTGGCACTGGAAGTTTTGCGGGTGACAGTGCGGCACTTCAAGCTAGAATAGCAGAAAGAGATAGGCTGCCGGGTGAAACTCAAACGGAAAGAGATACTCGTATAGCGCAAGGCAGAACACAAGGTTCTAACCAAGGTGGGCTGAGTCAGGCAGACGCTAGGGATTTAGTTCAAGGTTCGGCTAAGGGTGCGACTGAAGGCGAAAAAATGAGAGCCTTGCAAATTCAATCAAGATTAGGATTGGGTGAATTCAAGCCAGAGCAAACCGATTTGCAAGAGCAATATACGAGATCAAGAATTGCCGTTATGGACGCTCAGTTAGCTGAATCAGGTATTGTCCCATCCGCACCACCCGTAGTTGATCCAGTAACTGGGGTGATTACTCAAAAGTATAATGATGGCACAACAAGGTTCAAGGGAATAGCTAGAAATCCTAACACGGGAGTTATTGATCCTAATTTTACTGGTTTTCTACCAGAGGGTGAAGGTGGTGAGCTAGGCGATACCGTTAGAATGACTGACAGGGACGGCAATCTGAGGGACGTTCCCGTGGCTGACGTTGAGCAAGCACTTCAAAACGGATACAAGAATGTTGGCTCAGAATTCGTTCCTAATATATAATTATGAAAGATTTTGGAACGCTCGTAGAGGACGAACCAAAGGACTTCGGGACTGTTGTTGATGGTAGCCAAAAGGACTTTGGAACAGTTGTAGCACCTGACCCAACCCTTGGGCAAGTAGGAACAGGCCTAGTTGCTGAGATTGTAATCGGAGAGGGTGGCAAGTATGCTGGAACCAAGGCTGGAGCAGTGATAGGAACTGCTACTTTAGGTCCAGGATTTGGAACGGCACTTGGTGCTGGTATTGGTTATCTCACTTCAGGAATAACTAGCGGTATAGGAGGATCAATTATTGCTCAAAAAGCTGAGGGAAGGGATGAAATATCTTGGGGTCGAGTAACCGCTGATACACTTTTGAATTTACTTCCATTTGGAGCAGGTAAAGTTAGTAAGGGTTCTAAGCTATTACCACGCCTTGCTGGTGCAGCTGTAACGAGAGGAACACAGGGTGCAGCCATTTCAACTGGGGCAATGTCCATTGAAAAAGGAATAGAGGAAGGCAGGTTCTTAACGCCTGAAGAATTATTAGATACTGCTAAAGTGGGTGCTGGTCTTGGTATAGGTTTAGGCACTACAGGAACTATATTAAATAAGTCCTATAGTAAGCTCCTGAATAAGAACTCAGATGAAATAGATGATTTATACAAGAAAGGGGATGTGGATGCCGTTACTGTAGTGGACGCAATTACTGGCGGTGATCCAAACAATCGAGTCAATCGTCTACTTAATACTATTACATCATACGTCCTACCGTCTAAAGTAATTGGTTCTCGTGCTTCTGCGGCTCTTCGGAGAGGAATGAACGAGACGGCCGCGGCAAAGGACATAGCCGGCAGAGTCAGAAAGACTTTAGATAAAGTATACAACAATTTAAGTCCAAGAGACAAAAGGGCGGTTGATGATTACATTGTAGGTAAATCAAAAACCCTTCCTCCAAGTGCCTTCAAGCTGAAGGACACTATTGATGAGGCTAGAGGATTAATCAACGATGCTACTAGCAGGATATTGAAGCTAAGTGACGAAGGTGTAATTGATCTGGACGAAGCATTCGTAGCTCAAGTAAGAAGAAGCATAGAGAACGGAAGTTATCTAACCAGAGAATACAGGTTCTACGAGGACGCTAACTATAGACCATCGAAGGCAGCTGAAGAAAAACTTCGGCAATCGTTTATTCGAGCACTAAAGAAGGGCGGACAGGAAAATCCAGAGCTTGAAGCCGATAGAATTATACAGAATTATTACAAAAGCCGTAACGCCGCTGATGGTGTTAGAAAGGGTATGGATATACTTGTTGAGAACAGTAGGATTTTTAAAAAGAGAAAAGCATTCAATAAAGAATTACGAGAGTTCTTGGGTGAATACAAAACGCCCGGTGAAAGATTTTACGGCACACTATCGAGCCTAGGCAGGATTGCCGCTGATCAGACTGCTGCATTTAATATCGCCAAGGATTTTAGAATATCTGGCCTAGCTGTTAGACTGAGTGAAATACCTTCTGGTATGAGAGCCGATTTTAGTCCACTTAAAATAAATAACAAAGAGATTAAAATAAACATTGACGGTAAAAGAGAACAATTGTATGCACTCAAAGAAACTCAAAGTTCTGTTGACCAGCTATACGGCAGTCGGATTCCACGGGATACTAACCTGCTAGTGGAAAATGCTATAACGAAGTTAATCAGCACAACTACTGGTATGACTAAGTTTGCAGCAGTTCCGTTAGCACCAGCGGCTTATTCTCCTCAGTTATTTGCAAATGCTTTTGGTCTTATAGGACAAGGAATGAATCCATTTCGTGGCTTTGGAAGAGGTCTTAGGGTTGCTGGAAGTGAAATTTTTGGTAAGGGTTTGACCCTTAAACAAATGAATGAATACAAGAGCCTAGGCTTAGTGGACAAGAATGTCTTTGTCAGCGATATTCGTAATGCTTTTGATAAAGGTTTTAGACTATTGCCAGAAAATAAAGTAGGCAGAGGCGTTGGCACTGCGGCAAAAAAAATAGGTCAAACATATAGTGCAATAGATACAGCTAACCGTATTTCTGTATTTGAAAACTATAGAAAAGTCATACTTCCGAAGTTAATACAAGGTGTTAATGACCCCAAGAGTATGAACTATCTTGATCCCGCAACCTTCAATAGACTTGCGGCTGAGTTAACTAACTCAACTTATCAGAACTATGATCGCATATCCCCTTCGCTTAGGTATTTATCAAGAATAGCTATACTCAATGAGTTCGTATCATTTTTGTTAGAGTTTACAAGGACTACCTTTAACCAAGCTAGACTAGGTAGGGACCTTATTAATGGTTCTTTTGCTAAAAAAATGAAGAGCGAATACGGGATAAATGTTAACCAAAGTAAAGCTTTTGCTGAGGGTGCAAAGAGAATAGCTTTTCTTTCTGGAACCGTAGGAGCTGCTTCATTTGGTATAGCCGCTTGGAACAAGTCAAATGGTTTTGATGGTGAGAAAGTCAGAGCAATAAAAGAAACAGTTGCTTATGACTGGGATGATACAAGTGCGTTGGTCATACAGGACTTAGGTGACCAAAAGGTAGGTCTAGTTAATATGGGATACAGGATGCCAATAGCTGATTTAACCTCAATCTTTGAGGCAGGATTAGGCACTGGAAGTTATACCGAAGCTGGTTCTGAAATGTTTCAAGCAATCGGTGATAAGTTTTTCGGAAGGGGAACAATTAACGCAAAGAACTTCTTTAATGCTATTCAAAACATTGACCCAGATACAGGCCAAAAAATAGGTAAGTCCGCAAATAGGTTGGACAACGTAATTGATCAAGCAACTTTTTATGTAACAGAAAGTTTCAAGCCAGGGTTCGTCAGAGATATTCAAAGATGGGACGATAGAACCGCAGGAGAAAAAGGTGCTAGATACTTATTAGGTGAAAGAAAGTTCAATACCTCATTTACTGAGGGTGCTGGTAGAAAATTTAATAAGGCCCTCAAAAACATTAGGGGTATTCGAAATGAGTATGCTGCAAACGCTCGTAATGAGGATGACATATCTTCAGCTTATCAAAAAGCCAATAATGATTACAGGAGCAATATTCAAGAAATAATTAAGCACATAAATAATCTAAGGGTTCTCGAAGTAAGCAATCAGGACATATATAACACACTGCCTTCAATGCTTTCTAAAAATGTTAAGCTCGCCGCTATGAAGGGAATCGTTCTGGATATGCCAGTAGCTGTTTCAATCAAAGGAAACAGGCTCGAACAGACAAAGCAATACATAGAGCTTATTGAAAAGATGCCTCGCGATCTAGCTAATAAAATGCTTAAGCAAGAAGTAAGCACAAAGAAAATAAATAGATCTCAGTTAAATACTATAGTAAATGCTATTAAGCTAAGAAGCTCCCTATAAAAAAGCCCCCACCGACCAATGGAAAAAAGTCGATGAGGGCTAACTATGAATGAGGCGTAAAGAAGGTGGGACTACTAACAACCACCCGCCGGGATTACTCCTTAGGCTTACCTCAAACAAATATTATACATCATTGGATTCAAGGAATTCTTTGAGCTTACGCTTTTCTTCCTGCAAGGACTTTCGTTGATTCTCCATTCTCTCTATCCTATAGGACAGTGTTCTGGATTCGTGACGAATCATCTCTATTTGCGTTTGAATCCGCTCAATGTTTTCTTTTGGTATTGGCATAAAATTATAGAGAATAATTTATAAAAAATTGTCAAGGATTTACGGACTCAGTATCAACGATTGTTGCGTCCTTATTGAACAGGTAACCCGTCATTTTGTTGACTGTCTGAGTCCTATTGAAGTCCGTGTGCCAAGGCATCTGTCTGTGGTGGAATCCGAAGTCGTAGTCCTCCCTTATCAATTTAGAAACATTCCAAATAAAGAGCGAACCCTCGAACTCGTTCACGTATATAAAATCTTTTTTGACGGACTCCGCGATTCCTACGTTGGTGTCCATCTTTAGCTGTTCAATAATCCAAGGGTTATATCCCTTGCGTCTGGATTTAATTTCAAACAAGTAGTGGTCACTCTCGTAATCAAATGGACTGAACTCATCCTCAGCTTTGATTAGTTTAATTCCTGGATAGAATCTCATTATCTGCTCCGCTACTTGTGCTTCTGTCATTACGCAAATCTCCCTAGGCAGTGATAGAATTTTAATAAACCGCCGATGTCCCGCTGCCCTTCGCGGTTCTTGGCTATTTCGTAATACATCTTTGTATAAGGTCCTTTGTCATCTAACTCCTTGGAGGACTCAAAGTCCCCATCAGTTGGATACATTAGAAGCACAATGTCCGCATCGTTCTCAATGTCCCCGGAATCCTTGAGGTCATACAGCTTCAGCCTACCGTTCTTGGCTCCCTCTCGGTTCACCTGAGCGAGTAGTATAACAGCGATTTTTAAATCAATTGCCATCTGTTTTATCTTGTGAGAGATGTCGGCTATACCCTCAGCCTTTCCCATTTTAGGAGAAAAAGGTATGAGTTGCAGGTAATCAATCACAAGTAACTTGACTCCGTATTTGTTCACGAACTGTCTGGTTTGACTACATAGATCGTCTGCACTCTTAACTGAGTGAGATGTATAAATTGGTAACTCCGAAAGCTCATTGATCGTTTCAGTAACTCTGACCATTTGTTTATCAGTAGCTACGTTGTCCTCCACGTTACGAATATTTACTCCAGATATTACTTGAGTCAGACGCTTTGTAAGTTGCTTCTGTGGCATCTCAAGTGAGAAGATACCGCAGTGATGGCCGTCCTTTTTGACTGCCTGTAATGCGATGTAAAGAGCCAGAGCGGACTTCCCGCAGGATGTTGGTGCGGCGATGGTCATAACCTCGCCAGCAGCGATACCACGATTACCTAGGTAGTCATCAAGTTTATTGGTATGTGTCTTGACTACATCGGGTTCGTATTCGCCGGACTGCATTTTTGCAATGTCATCGAGTAAATCCTTTGCGGACTCACCTATCTTTAATTTAGATTGGCTGGTCAGCGGTCTAGCTAGTAGGGTGTTCTCAAGCTCCGAACGAATCTCGTCGTAGCCCTTCGTCTCGGACTCAACCTCTTCGACGGCGAGCCGACAGGAACGCATAAGCTCACGGAGCTTTGATTTTTCTGCCACTATATGGGCAAAGTAATGAGCCTGAGTGGGCGTAGAAGCCCTTTCTGTGATGGCAAGTAGCCCGGCTATCCCGCCGACCTCATCAACGCCTCTAAGGGTCTTTAAATGCTCAAGAACGGACACATCATTCAGGGGCTTGCCTTGAAGTGCTAGTGCTCCGATTGTTTCAAAAAGTAGTTGGCATCTCTGCAAATAAAAATCGCCCGACTGGACGATCTGAGTAACGGAATCATAGACTGATGTATCCCCATCAATCAGACAAGAAGCAATCAATCCCTCCTCCGCTTCGACATTATGTGGCTGCCGATGAACCAGTAGTTCCAATTCGTCTTGATTCATTCTCAACTGTGGACAAAAGGGCGCGAAGTAATTGACCCAAAGCGTTGTGCTTTATTCTTATTTCCTTGGGTAATTTGAGGGCATCAATTTCGTTGTGAATGTTAAGGGATACCTCTGCGGCTTCTTTAATTTTTGTCATTTTGTATTAGTATATTTTTGAAGTTAAGAACACTTGAACCCCCCGCCGATCTGCGGAGGGCCAAGCATTCTAGCACAAGGACTTACTTCTTTTCTTCTCTTTCGAGCATCCCTATGGCTATCAATGAGTAGCCAATTAGGTCACGAAAAATGTCCTTGGATTGATCGCCTTTGGTATTAACTTCTAGCGATCCATCGGAACAGAAAGCCTTAGCTCTCTGGAATTTGTCCTGCATACGAATGCAGATACCTGTAAGGGGATGAACACCAAATTCTGTAGAAGCATCGAAGTTAGCAAATGGGTTATGGCAAGTCTTGCCACCCGTATAATCCGTGTTCTTATTGGCGGTCATCTCCAGGATGGAATCAATTTCTTCCTGACGAAACTTATCCCACCACATTTTATCGAAGAAGGTGTCCAAGTTAGCCATCCTTAGAAGGGTGAATCGTCACTAGTTGGAGCACTCGCCATTGCTGGAGCAGGAGTCTTAGCGGACTCATCAGCTGGATTAAGTGCAAGCGACATAAAAGGTTGGCCACTCTTGGCTACCTTCTTCCATCCTTTTAAGTAGTAGGTCTTACCCTCTACATCAATCTTCCCGTTGTAGTCAGGTTGATTGGGTTTTTCTTTGCGGTCATTCACGAAGAATACACCGCTGTTTGTTTTATCGTATTCAGCCATATTATTATTGGTTGGTTAAAATTCAGTAGGTGTGACAATTGGAACCGTGAACTGAGGAGATCGAGGCTTGTCCTTGCCGTGCTTATTAGTAGCATCCGGGTCCTTGGTATCATCTATAGCGAAGAGTCCATTGAGAGCATACTTGCGAGCATAGGAACTAGCGGAGCCAGTTATCTGAGCCTCGTCCATACCCTTCTTTACTTCAGCCTCACGAGCAAAGGCTGTTGTTGTTGCGACCTCGCCAGCGTGTGATTCGTGAACGGTAGCCGTTGCTTTGACATATACCCTACCACCTACTTCAACGATCTCATCGCTGACTGTTAGGAAGCAATTGTATTTATTCAATAGCGGCTTGACTGCCTCTAGTATATCTTCGGCGGACCTGTAAGAGTATCCACCGAATTTATTAGTCTGTCCCTTCGGAGCTTTTAGCTCGGATTGGATGGACTGCATTATTTTTGTTGTATTATTTTCTTTCATAATAGTTTTTGGTTAGTCTACGATACAGTTCGCATCGTTTCTTTTCATTACGGCAGGACTCAAGTTCTTTTTTCGTCGCACCGATGTGTTTCAGTTCAGCAACCTGTTCGGCAGCTGTCAATGAATTTTTAAATTTTTTAGTAAGTTGCGTAAGTCCGACTGGATGAAGGACATCTAAAGTTTCTTGTTCAAGGTAAGCGGCCATCGCATCGAGCACACCGGGCAAGTGTTCCTTGTCCCCCTTGCACATTCGTATATAAAAGTTTTCTACCTTGCCAAGTAGACTGTTGGCCTGTCTGGATATAACGCCTCGAACCATTCCAGTCTGGTGGTCGTGATCCACAACCCAATCATCTTTCTTTGATGCCAGAATGGGACAGCACAACGGCTTGTTTTTCTCTCTGAACTCCTTGATTTTATTTTGTGGAAGATACGCCATATTTTTTCATCCAATCTCGTATACTTTTTTCGGCGATTCCGCCGAGTTCTGCTCGGACTTGTTGGTATGACAAGCCCTGCTTTCTTAATTCATAAGCCCTGCCAGCGAACTCTTTCTTTTCGTCATCGCTAAAGCGTATGCCTCGTTTGGTTCCTCTATCGTTGCTTATCAAACCCATACGTTTCATTCTGTCAAAGCCCTTGGCTTTGCATTCGCTTAGGAACTTATTCTTAGCAATCATCCTATCGAACTCCTCGTCACTGTGATGTGCTTCCAGTAAATCTAGGATGCTCCTTGCTGGATTGTTGTCATTCATTCTAATTCTAATTGTTTTACTGAAATTATTTTTCCCGTTGCTCCTCGCTTAAAAACGCAAAATCCATTTTTTTCTGGAGCTTTTTTTAGTAAATGTTTAAGTGCTGACTTCTCGTCATTAGCCCACTTGGTGCTTTTTCCCACGTAGCCATCGGGCATACCATCCATACTGTATCTGATTTCGTAGTGATTCATTTCATACGCAGCAACCAGTAAAGTTCAGCGCACTTCTTTGCTATCTTTATACCTAACTGCATTTCTTCTTCGCTCCATTCCCGGTGATAATGCTTCTTGGTATCGCAGTCAATTACTACTGAACGACAGGCGGGTAAGTAGTTCAAGCCGTGCTCCTTCATTATCATAAAGGATTCAATGGCTAACTGTTGGCAGTCCTTGGGGTAAGTCTTGGCTTTGCCCTTGGTATTAGTCCTGCACTTGTAGTCCGCGAGGAATAACTGACCATTGGAATCGTGACCGATGAAGTCCACGCTACCAGCAATCTTGATTCGGTTACTTGCTACAATCTTCTCACAAGCGATTGGCTTAACGCCTTTGCCGTGAATCCATTCGATGAATGGTAAAGCCCACTCGTCCCAAACACTAGCCTCTGGCTTTTGGTCGGAGTAAAGATAATTGTAATCAACGTGTTCCTCTATGACCTTGTGAACGGTTGTCCCGAACTCAGAGGATTCAATTGTATCCCCCGTGATCGGGTGCTCTCTTGTTCCGTATGTAAGACGCTCGATGTCCTGCCACTCAAGGTGCGGGAAGTCACGAGCCAGAGATGTAATCATTCTTGGTTTATAGATACTGTCAAGGAAACTATCCTTGACTATACCCAAAACCGTAGTGACGGACGGGTAAACTTTTCTTTTCTTTTTAGCTTGAGCGGGAGTGGTTATTTCACCCTCGAACTCAGGATCAGATACGTCCGTGCAATTATAGAAATGTGCCATTAGAATCTTCCATATCCATCACGTATTCGATTGCGTGACGAAGAGCTTTGGTGCTGATTCCATCGCAGGGCATTGATACTATTGGATCAATGAATCCTTCCTTGTGAATTTCGCAAGTGTTGACTTTACCATCAATGTCCGATTGCCAGATGTGTGTTAGACCCTGGTCAGCGAAGTAATTAAAAACTTCTTTGGTCGTTCTTGGTGGTAGCTCATTGTGTTCAACGACTTGGATTGCGGAAGCAATCTCGTCGGCTAAAGCAGGAGAAGTCTTGGCTTGGTGCTCAAGTTCTTGCACTACTTCGTATGCGTTGTCCTTGGTTATTTTCATCATTGTGTTAGTTTATGGATTAGAGTTACTAGTAGTAGTGAACCCCCGACTCCGAGGATGCAACAACAAACTATCAGGGCGGAGCAGAAAACATCTTTACCACCTTGGACTAATTCTTCGTATTCATTTTTCTTCATATTATTTATTGGCTACTCTTTGGATTAAAGTTACGAATGCTTTCGCGGCAGTCTGATTTACAACTCCGTTGCCTAGCAATCGGAGTCGATCCACTCGATTGGCAGTTGCGTCCACCCCACAGGTAGACCCATTAGATGTTCGACCCAGTTGGGATTCAGCTTGCCCGTTGCTTTCCCGCAATGACCCGCTATGTCCTCCTCTAGGTTGGACTTCTTGCGATTGGCTAGATGCTCGCGGTTCTCCTCCGTTATCTGAGGATGAACCTTGTTGGCTCTTGGAGTCGGCCACTGCTGTGACTCTAGGTTCTTCCCACTCTTGTTGAGCTTCGCCCGGTCGGGCTGGCCAACGATGGATGGGTGATTGCTCAACCCAACCTGTCCGAAGTTCGGTTGGTTGCCTATCTTGGTTCCCTCCGCTGTTGTTGGAGTCGGCCAGTTCTTCACTTCTTGACATAGTGGTGGCTTCTGACCCCCAGATGGATTCCTCTTTCTGGGTTTCTGAATGTTTGCTGTATCCATTACTGTTGGAGTTGACCAGTTCTTCACTTGACCGCCTAGATAGAGAGCCTTCGGGTTCTTCTTCGTCCCTGCGTAATCGCTCCCCTTTGCATCGTTGGCTATCGGAGTTGCCCAGTTCTCCTCGTGAGTCTCTACTGCATCTCGCAGTTTCGCCCCGAAGGTTTGGTTGCTCCTGTGCCTTTTGCTCTTGAAGCCCTCGCTGGTCATCTCCGTTTCGATGCGTCCGCCCTCCGCGTCCGATGTCCTCGCTGTTGGCCATCCCAAGGATGAAGACTCGCTTGCGCTGGTGAGGTGCGCCGACTTCTTCCGCAGAGAATATTCCTGCCGTTGCTCTGTAACCCAGTCCTTCCAGTTCTTTGAGGACATATTTGAGAACTGATTCTCCGTCCCCTGTCTTGGCTGAGATGATTCCTCCAACGTTTTCAAGGAAAACAATTCGAGGTTGGCAGTCCCTGATTCCATCTCTGATGTAGGGGAACAGGTGTCTGGGGTCATCAGTTGCTTTACGCTGTCCCGCACAACTGAAGGGTTGGCACGGGAATCCGCCAGATAGGATGTCCACTTGTCCACGAAACTTTCCGTATGGGAAGGTTTTAACGTCCGTGAACACAGGTGCTGCATCCAGTTCTCCCGCTTCCATCTTTGCAACCAGGTTCGCGACAGGGAATCCTTCCCTCTCCACGAAAGCGATTTCTCGCAGGTTTGGGAGAACTCTTCGGAGTCCAAGCCCAATGCCTTCGTATCCTGAACAAAGGCTGATGTGTGTAATTGCTTTGGTAGTATCCACATTTTATCTTTCTGTTAGTATTTATTTTTTTTACTTGACACGTATGTCAAAGTTAGGCCTACCATAGGGAAGTCTCCCTTGGGTAGTCAATCCCTAAGTAAGTAGTTTTTTTATAAAAAACTTTTTAACAAAGGGACTGGCTACCATAGGGTAGACTACCATAAGGTAGGGTTAGCACTCCGCTGTGAAGTGGCATTCCTCGTTTTCCTCAAGGCACTTGAGAATCTTTTCACCAAGGGCGAGGTCAGCGTAGTCCCGCACCTCATCACGGGTGATGTTATTCTTTTCCAAGTCATCTTCGTTATACCAACCTGTTTCCTTGAAGAACCCGTGAACCTTGTCGTAGTCCAGTCTCTTCCTAATCTTCCTGATGCCGGATTCAACGGCGGGTATGTTTTCTTTGTAGAAGTAGTATTCCAGTGAGTCGGGCAGACATCCCTCAACGCCGAACTGGTCGGCGGCATTGGATGGTTGCACAGCAACCCAGAACTTTCCTTCTATATCTCCGTTGTAGTATCTTCCCATTTTCTTTTCCTTTCTCTTATTGTTATACCATTATCCCTAGAGTAGGGATGAATAGTTCAAATGGTTCTTTAGTCTTGTGAACCCCAAGTAGTTCGTATTGTCCCTCAATGAACTCATAGATGTTCATCTGGGCGTTAGGATCCTGGCCGTGCATCTTGTTGAATCGATACTTGCGAGCCTTGATCTCTTCGGCTTTGTCAAAGGGCTTCCCGTTACGGCTGCCCTTGGTTGTTCTGATTATTGTAGTATATTTTTTCATTGATGTTCGTTTATGTATTCTTCGATTGCCTCGTGGACAACTATTATGTCATCCTTTGACAGAGAATTGATTGGTATTTCTTTGTATTCTTTGGAGTCCGTTAGGTAATGGACTTGCCTAATATATATTTCTTCAATGCGAACTTCATTCCAGGTTTCAGTAACCCATTGGTTACCGCATTCGG